GCTGTCGGCTGACGAAGGGCGTACCGAACTTGCCGAGAACACACCGACCGAGGTTCGGAGCAGCGTTGCGGCCTACTACCAGATTCCTCATGGGGGCGACACCACCCTAACTGCGACGATTGCCAGCGCACAAGATTGGGGCGCAATCGGGATCGAGGTAAAGGCTGCCGCTGCAGCAGGAGCAGCTAGAGCCGCATTCAGGGCATTACTGGGAGTGGGATTTTAACAAGGAATAGATATGGCCGATATTGAAGCAACCTATAAGACAGACTTCGCAGAGAACACCCTTCTCTCCTGGCTGAGGCTGAAGTTCGGGGAAGGCATGGCCTCCCTCAAAAAGGAGCGCGCCTTCGAGCAGATCTCTGACGCCATCCGATACATCGAGGGGAAGCACCAGACCACGAAGAACAAGGCCATCTCCATAGTCTCCACCAACCGCCTCCGCAAGATCGCCCTCGAAACCGTGGCGACCATGACCGACGTGCGGCCCATTTGGAACTATGAAACCTACGTGGAGGAGTATGCTCAACAGGGCGACACCCTGAACAAGCTTGCCCGCGCTTGGTGGAGGAACAATGCAGTAGACCGCAGGCTAGCCTCCATCCTCCTTTATGCATGCGCAGGGGGAACTGGATATGGTCTTCTAACTTGGAATAAGGATCTCTACCTAGGCGAAGGAGACCTAGAACTTGTTCCCTTCGACCCAAGAGACGTAATCCCCATTGACCCCACTTACACAGATAACATCCAGGACTGGAGAGGAGTAATCCTTCGCCAGCGCTTCCCCGTAGAAAATGTTAGAAGGATGTTCCCTTCTAAAGCCTCCAAGATCTTCGGTAAGGAGCTCTCTTGGAGTCCCGTATACCCCGATAAGAGTGGGAAAGCCGAAGCAGTGATCTCCCCGCTTTGGGAGAGCCTCGATATGAAGCGGAACATGAACGAGATCCCGGGGACGGACATTATGCGCGCCTACCTGAAAGATGACTCCCTGAACCTCACCGATGCCCCCATCACGATGGGGGAAGGTGAATGGGCCTACACGGTGCCTCCCATGGGAGGAAATGATGAGAACGGGGAACCAGTAACGCGAGAGAAAGCTCGCCTCTACCCCCGTGGACGGCTCATCATCTTCACCCCCGAGACAATCCTGCGAGACATCCCGAACCCCCATTGGCACGGAATGTTCCCGGTGATCCGATTCACTCTTGATCCTCTTCCTTGGACCCTTCTCGGAAGCTCCCTAGTCGGTGACCTGATCCCCCTACAGGACGCCCTCAACCAAGCCCTTCGAGGTACGGAAGATGGCCTTCGCCAGTGGGTTCAGCGGAGCGTAGCTGCAGACAAGCGAGCCATGCCTAAGAGTGCCCTTGACGCCCTCGACACCCGAATGGGTGGGTTGAAGTTGCACTTCAATCCAGCAGCGGGCGAGCCCTTCAAGGTCATCGATGGCCCCAACCCACAGGTATTCAACCTCTACGCCCAAATCATTGAGCTTCTCAAGAATGAGATGGAAGATACCTCCGGCATGAGGGGAGTCGCCCAACTCTCCCAGCTTGGCCAGATGCCCTCCGCAGACACGATGGAACGGTACATGGAGGCCCTTTCCCCCATCCTTCGACTTCGTAGCCGCGCGATGGAAACCTCTCTTGCCCAACTTGCACATATACTCAAGGTGAGTTTCTTCCAGTGGTATGGTGCTCCACGGCGCATCGAGCTCCTAGGGAAGGATGGAGTAAGCCGAGAGGACTTCGACTTCGACCCAGCAACCATGGTGCCCGCCGGACCTGAGTCCCGTGCCGAACGTGCGATGAGGCATCAAAAGCTCTTCTCCTTCCAGGTAGCCCCAAACTCCTGGCTAAACGTCTCACACACCACCCAGAAGATGCTGATGCTCCAACTCTTGCGGGCGAACCTCATGGATCCCTGGACGGTCTGGAAGCAGTTCGACGTACCCGACATCGGTCCTCAGCCTGCAGAGACCGTGCCAGAGAGAATCAAGATCGCCAAGGAGCTTGGCCTCATGCAGGGACCAACCCCAGAACTCGTCCAGGCCCAGCTGAAGCTCCAACTAGGCCAGATCCAAATGCAGATGCTTCAGATGCAGTCTATGCTTCAGCAATTGCAGATGGGTGGTGCTCCTCCAGGACCCGGGGGTCCGGCAGGACCTCCTTCTCCTCCTGGCCCCGGGGGAGCCCCCACCGGCCCAAAAGGCCAAGTGGGTAGGCCGCCTAGTGGAGCGGTAGCCCCACACTTCGAGACGAGAGATGGTGGCATACGACCTATAGTGAGCGAGAGCGAATAACAACTTGACAAATAAAGCAGTTAGTACTATAATGTCCCGACGGGGTTCCCCCGTCGAAAGGAGCAACAATGGCAGAAGGTAAGAAGGTAGTCATCAATACCCCCTTCAAGGATGCAATCGCAAAGAAGTCTGGTGGCCTAGGCTCCCCGGCTTCCCAGGATGCATACGCGAAGAAGAGTAAGTAAATGGCTTCAATGCCACCCAATCGTTTCCAAGGTGGGCCTCCTCCGGGAGCGATGCCCCAGCGCATGAGCGCTATGCACGCAAGCCCGTTGCGGCCCGATCAAAGTAATCCCGAGCCTCAGGGTGGCGGCGCTGGGATTGCAAGAATGTTTTACGCCATAGAGAGATCTTTGGACTCTCTAGCTAGCGCCATCCCTGATCAGTCGGACCAGATCGATAAGATCAAGTCCTCTCTTCGGGAAGTACTAGCACAGGCAGTTTCCGGTGGAGCAGCTTTCGTAGGTGGTGAAGAGAAGAACCAGAGTCCGATCTCTGGTCCATCCGAGCCCCTCATCTAGTCTGTAACCCGCTAGGAGGTTTGGTCAAATGTCAAAGAAAGAAGATACGGCTTTTGCGGAATGGGTCGATGAGATTGTCGGTGAATATCCAGAGGAAACTCGGGAATCCGCTAAAACAATCCTATCAAGCGATTTTTCCCGCGAGCACCTATACCGTGGGACTCTGCGATCCAATGAGTTCTATCGGAGATTGAATGAACTTGATGAAGGACGAAAGGAACTCGAAGCCGCCCGTAACGAGCTTTACAGCTGGTACGAGGAGGAAGAGCCGAAGCAGCAAGCTCTGGTAGCAGAGCGTGATGCCCTCAAGTCTCAACTGGAGAAAGTTGGATCCGGAGACGCCCCGCCCGCCGCAGGAATCCCCGGCTTCTCTCTTGAAGACTTCGCCGCCCTTAAGGCAAAGGCGGACAAGATCGAAGCTCTTGACAAGATCATCCCGGCAGTTATGGCTGATATGGCCGCTGTCCAGTATGACGCAATCAAGAACAACTTCGACATTGATCCCCGCGAGGTCATGCGGCAATCACTACAGCACGGCGTTGAGCCCTACAAGGCCTACGAATTTCTCACTCAGGATCAGCGGAGAAAACGGTTCGAAGCTGACGAAGAGACTAAGAGAAAGAAGTGGATCGAAGAGGGTCGGCGTCAGGCTATTACAGCTAAGAATGGTAGCCCAGATCAGCTTCCCAACTCGGGACCCTCAGTACTTGATCTTCTCCAGGACAAAAAGAGAGTGGAAGTTAACCAAAACGAACGGGTTAATCAAGCTCTCCAAATGTTCATGGAGGAGGGAAGTGCCTCTGGCTCTTAACCCTTTTAAGGAGTAACAATGGCTTTTTTGGATACGGTCAATACGATCAGCCGTAAGATCATCGTTCCAGGTCTGACTGATCAGGTATTCAAGGCCGGGCCTACCCTCGCTTTCATCAAGCGGAACTGTCTGCAGAAATGGCAGGGCTTCCAGATGCAGGAGAACTTCCTGTATGGCATGATGAACGTCGAGCCGTACCTCCCCGGCGACAGCTTCGACATCAGTCAGTCTCAGATCTTCACTGGGGGTACTCTCACCCCTCGCTACTACAACGTAGCGGTCCCCGCCCTTCTAGAGAAGGTGAAGATTGAGTACGCTGGTCCAGAAGCGGTCTTCAACTACGTGGACGTCCTCATGCAGGCTGCAGCCCTCACCATGAGTGCTAAGCTTGCAACTGACGTCTTCGAGCATGGTCAGGTTTCTTCGACTGTGGTCCAGGACCGCACGAAGAACATCAACGGTCTTGCCGAAGCCCTTTCGGACGGCACTTCTACGGACTTCCGTGGTCGTACCTTCCCTAACTACCTCACCCTCACCCGTAACGACGCGAACATCGGCTCCGCCCTCAACAGCCCAATGACGGCTGCTGCTGGTACCGTTGCCGCGAACGTTGGCGGGTCCATTTCGTATCCTATCCTTGAGCAGGCATACAACAGCGTTGTGATCGGTACCGAGCAGCCAGACCTGATCGTTACTACCAACAAGGGCCTCTCCTACATCAAGATGGCGTTCCAGGCCCAGCAGCGGTTTGAGGGCACATCCCTCGAATTCGGCTTCCAGGGCACGAAGTTCAACGGCGCAACGATCTTCCAGGATCGGTATGCTCCGGGCTCTTCGTCCGTGACAGCTCAGGAGTCTTCCAAGCTCTCGCAGCTTCAGGCTCTTGACGGAACCAACAGCACTGTCAATGGTGAGACTCTCTGGATTCTGAACACGAAGTACGGCCGGTTCTACGTTTCGCCGGACGCGCTCTACGGGTTTGGGTTCACCGGCTTCCTTCCTGCGCAGGATAACTCGGTTGTTGTTGGGCACTACAAGTTCGCGGGAACGTTCTCGTGGCAGGCTCCCAGACTCAGTCGAGTGCTCTTCGGCATCACGGGTTAGTTGCGTTTAACCTTCTAAATGGGGACTACCCCCAAAGGAGAAATGAAAAATGGCTGGTGGAAGTCTTAATGTCAAACACCTGTGGATTCAGGGTGGCGCGAACGGTCCGGCTGACGTCTCCGAGTCAACCCCTGAGTACCCGGGTCAAATCGGAAAGATCGGGACGATCAAGGCCGCTGCTGGTGACGCTCCCCGCGTCCTTCAGTTCGTCAAGAGAGTCTCGACTGACACGACCGTTGCAGCGGCAGCTTACGCCCTTGCGTACTGGCAGGACCAGGACAACTTCGTTGTCTGCGCCGACCAGACCCTCGCAATCGGTGGAAGCACTGCTCCTCTAGCGGCTGGCGTCTTCCTTGGTACCAACCCTCAGGCCGGTTCGTATGGTATCATTCAGGTTGCGGGCTCCTTTACCTGCCGCCTAGATGGTGTCCAGACTGCCGACGTTGTTGCTGGTCAGGCTCTGTACGTGGCTGGCGGCGACGCTGACGGGAAGGTGACGCACCCCACGGTTGGCACCGATGCTACGACCATCGCGGCTGAGATTCTCGTTAGAAATCAGCTAGTGGCGGGTCGCGCCCTCGAAGCTGAGGCGGACAGTTCCGCTTCTGTGGACGTTCTTCTAACCCTTCCGCGTAACGGTTGGTAAGGAGGTATCATGGCTGACTGGACCGCTGTAGTGACCAAGAAAGGTTGGGCGGGAGACATTCGCAGGAATACCGTCGTAGTGACGGGAACCAATGCGGATACGCTTCCCCCTGCTCTGGTTGGTCTAGCTCATATCCATGCCGTTGTGCCTACTGGGCACGACGGTGTCGTTTCAGGCGTGACGGTAATTCCTGCTGGTGCTGCATCGATCAGTACGACCGAGGGCGCGGCGACCGCTCTCTCGCTCTTTACTGCCGCCGCATCTCCCGCAGCGTTCTCGAATAGCTCCGCAGAGCTATACGTCTTCGGCGTCTAACCCCTCAAGGATGGGGGGTCTAACGGCCCCCCACCTGTTCTAGGAGCCCAATTTGGATACACCCAACGACACGTTCGGGCAGATCTGGAATCGTGTGCTCCTTTACGCTCCCGATCTTCCCCCTCCTCTCGCACAGGAGTTCGTGAAGAATGCTTACACGGATGCCATCAGGAGCCACTACTGGAGTGAGTTGAGGCAGGATGAGGAGATTCTCTTCCCTACTCAGTACACAACTGGAACAGTAACAGTTACAAATGGCTCCGCCACTGTAGCAGCAAGCGCTACGGCAGTATGGACAACCTCCATGCTCTATAGACAAATCGCTGTCGGTGGCATCTCTCCATGGTATACCATCATCGCGGTGGACACTACCCCCGGAGCATGCACTTTCACCCTTGACAGGACATATGGTGGGGCTTCGGAGAGCGGAGCGAGCTACATCGTGGGGCAGTTCTACATGGAGTTCCCCTCGAACCTGCTCGTCCTAGAAAAAATTCGAGACCGTAACAATGGGTGGTATCTAGTCACCCAGTGGTACACACAAGAGTACCTAGATAGAGTAGACGCAAAGAGGACATCCTCTGGAACTCCCGTTATTGCAGTAGCAGCGCCGTCGCGTACCGCGGCGGATGGAACTGTTATCCCCCGTTATGAGTTCTGGCCGAAAGTTTTGGCGGAGAGACCCTACAACTATCGGTATAGGAAAGAAGTTCACCTGACCAACAGCACTGACCGCATTCTCGCAGTTTTGCACCCAGAGCTTCTCGTCTACGGTGCCCTGAAGTATGCTGCCCTCTGGCCCGGTTTGGCTGGAAAGCCAAACCCGATGTTTAGCCAAGAGCTCTACAAGTCCTACTCAGAGCAATACGAGGATGAGCTTCAACAGTGCATCATCTCAGACGAGAATAGAGATCAGCAGATGGTAAAGATCGCCGACGACGTAACTCGCAGGTTCCCTTTCGACGCAAAGTACCTACAAGACCATATTTGGTAAGGAGTAAGAAATGGCAAAGAGTCCAATCAGCACACCCTTCAAGGATGCACAGTTCAAGCCCTCTTCGGGCGCATCCGATCTAGAGCTTGAGGGCAGCGCATCCCTCATCAAGGGTGACATGGAAGTCAATGGCCAGAAGGTTGTCATTGGCATTGGTCTAGACCCTGAAATCGTAGACCCAAGCTAATGGCTATCCAAACTGGCGGCATTGATCCCGCACCCGGGGTAACGCCAAGGGCCGCTCGGCGGAAGGCAGAAGCCAAAGCTGCCAGGACCCAACCAGGACCAGCAGCGCAAGGCTTCCTGAATCGTATGCGAGGACAGCTTCGGCCACAAGGTGGTCTTGGTATGGCCCCTTCCCAAGGCCTTGGCTGGCAGCAAGGCATGGGTAACTCCCCTCAGCAATTGGGGACCCCTCTACAGCAGGCACCCCCCACAGGCATGACACAGATGCCGGGACCGGGTGGCTGGATTGGTTCCACAATAGCTCCTGGTCTCCAACCTCGTTTGCAAGCACTAGGTCAACAGCCCCAAAGGCCACAGCAAGCCCAAGCCGCTTTTGAAGGCTTCGGAGGCGGCGCACTTGGGGGCTTTCGTGACTGGGGCGGTGGCGGAAGGCAGGTATTCTAAATGGCAAACGCAATCATAGGCGGACAGGCCGCAGTTCCCGCATCCGCGACTAACGTCACGACCCTTCTAAGCCTTTCTGCAGCAGTTCGAACCAAGAAACTGACTATCAAGAACGCCGGTGGAGCGGCTAACCCATGTTATTTAGGGGACTCGGACGTTACAACAGCTGCAAATGCCCATGTCGAGCTTTCGGCAGATCAGGCCTATGAGTATTGGTCAGGAGAATCCCATCGAATTAGCACGGATGATGTCTACGTTGTAGGCACCTCCAACGCTGCTAATATCGTGTACATTAATGGGATCTCTTAAAGGAGATCCTAGTGTACAGTAAAATCCTACTAGGACCAGACCCAGCAAGATCCTTTCCTGAGGCTTCGGCTGGCAACAGCCATCTAAACTATGGTCGCTTTGCCTACTGGCCCCTAAACGAACAAAGTGGGACGCGATATAACGCCCTTACGGCAAGAGGGATAGTAAGTGCGAGCTTCATCAATGCGAGTGCTCAATACCTAAGCACTACGCCAACTATTGTCGCCTCCGGGAATTGGTCTATAGCGATATGGTACAGGGACACTGGCCAAGAGTACGGATCAATTTTTTCGGATGTGAATGCTAGCGGCGGCAATGGAGTTAGTCTCTACTCCCGCTCGAACAACACTGTTGACTTGTACGTGGGTTATGGGGGTGGCCAAACTGCCCTAAATAGGCCCTCAACCAGCAACGCGTTCCACTTCGCCTTCGCCACCTACAACGATACAACCAAGGTTGTAAGTTTCAGCGTAGATAACGGGACCCCCGTCACTACCGTGCTTCCCTCTGCTTTTAGTCCAGGCCTTTCCGCTAGTGGATTTAAGATTGGTCGGAGCGATAGCGGCAGCGCTGTAGACTACACTGGGCTTGTTAATAGGTTTGGGCTTTGGTCCAGCACCCTCACTGCAGGGGACGGGGCTACTCTTTACAACTCTGGTTCGGGGCTGGCTTTCTCCGATCTCGGTACTCTCAACAACGGAAACCTAGTTGCTTACTTGAACCTGGATGAGGTCAATGGAACGAGAAACGACTCCAAGAATGAAAATCATCTTGCCAGCACCAATGGAGTAAGCTACGAACTTGGGCATCTCACTGACGACCTACACCTTAATGCCTCTTCTACCCCACCTACCCCGATCAATCGTGGGCCACAAGCAACAGTAGCAAAGTTTGTTACGGCGGACAGTAGATACTTGGCATGGTCAGGCACACCTTTTTCTTTTACTGGCTATGCTGCTTCTTTCTGGATGCAGAGCGATCTCTCCGGAACAACCGAAGGGATACTAGGCATTGGGGAAGACTATGCTCCCAAGGAAATTGCCCTTCAAGTTTACAAGCAATCTGATACTGTCCATGCCGTAGTTGGGGATGGTTCAGGCTCAGTCCAGTCGATTGTTACTATTCCGGACACGTTCTGGCACCACTACTTCATCTGGTATGATCAGAACAGCAAAAAGATCAGAATAGTTAGAGAT